ATTTGTCTACCCGCTAGACGCCCGTGCTATCCTGCTAGATGCACGGGGACGCCCCGCACGGAGCGGTATCCGCCGGGGCGCGACACACTGACGGGATAGGAGTCAGCATGCACGAGCATTCTATCGCGCGGCGGTCCGTCATGGAGCCGCCCCCGACACGAACGGCGGGACTCCCCGCGTCGCTGCCGCCGGCCAAGCGCGACGAGTGGGCCGCGCTCTCGGACGACGACCGACGGCTCCTGACGGCCGACGCCGTCGCGCGCTGGACGGGCGACCTGCACGAGGACGACTACACGCTCCGCGACCTGGTCCGGTTCGAGCGGCGACGGCTCGACGCGCTCCGGACGCTCAGGGCCGACGCCGACCTGACCGACCGGGAGTGGCAACTGCTCCGGTTCCTGCGGCGGAACGAGGGCAAGACCTGCACCTATCTCGACATCGCCCGCCAGCTCTGGCAGACGCCGTCGAACCGGATCACCGCGCGCTCGCTGATGACCTCGATGGACGCCGGGCGCTTCTACGCCGCCCCGATGATCGTCACGATCCACGCCCTGATCCATCATCTCCGACGGAAGCTGGAGGTCGACCCGCGACGACCGCAGCACATCGCGTCGATCCGCGGCGTCGGCTACCGCTGGTATTCGGCGCCGCCGAGCCTGGACGACGGCGAGAACTACGCCGCCCGCGAGACCGAGGCGGCCGTCCTCCGTCGCCGGCTCCAGGACGAGGGCCTGTTCGAGGGCGAGTTCGTCGCGATCCGCGACGCCGACGGCGTGACGATCGCGACGTCGGTCACGCCGGGACCGGAGCACCCGGACTACCCGGCGCTCCCGGTCGCGGACGACGACCGCGCGCAACGGAACATCGCCGCGGACGCTCTCGGAGGCCCACATGGCCGTTGAGATCGACCTGACGCGCTCCGACGTCGCGCTCGTCTCTCGCTCCTTGAAAGATCGCTACGGACGGAGCGACATCGCGAGGGCGACGGGGTAACGAGGGCGCCTGCTATGCAACCGGGATGGATGCGACCCGCGCTCGGGCTCTACATCCTCGACGAGCACGGCTCGCCGGTGCCGTGCTCGTCGTCCGACGCTTGGGCGCTCTGGCGCGAGCACGCGCGGCGAGACGGCTCGCTCTGGGCGGGCCGTGACGACGTCGGCCGCTTCCGGATCTCGACGGTGTTTCTCGGGCTCGACCACTCCTTCGGCGTCGACGGCCCGCCGGTCCTCTGGGAGACGGCGATCTTCGACGCGACGAGCGACGACGTCGAGATCGTCCGTCGCTACACGAGCCGCGCGGACGCGGAGGCCGGGCACGCCGTCGCGGTCGCTCACGCGCGGCACCTCGTCGGGACGGGCCGCTAGCGGTTCGGGTTGTTGTCTCGCTATGTGAACGATCGCTACGGACGGAGCACCATCGCGAGAGCGACGGAGTAACGGGGGTGCCTGCCATGCAACCGAGACGGATCGACCCACGGACGTTCTTCACGGCGAAGGCCGCGGCGGATGGCTGGAAGCTCATGGAGGTCCGGGGGCCGGGCCTGGCCTGCACGGGCTGCGACGCGTCGCTCGGAGTCGGCGAGATCGTCTCCGCGCTCGCCGACGACGGGCGGCTGTTCTGCGGCGCGTGCTCGAAGCGCGCGGGGATCGAGGCCGACCGTCCTCGCTCCTAGCCGCCGGCCGGGTTGTTGTCGCGGAGGAACGACACGACGGCGCCGATCTCGTGCCGCATCGCGTCGACGTCGCGCTCCCAGATCATGCGCCGCATCCACTTTCCGGCATATATCTGCACGGTCATTGGCCGCGCTCCAGGCGCTCGACTTCCGAGACCGGGACGCGCCAGCCGATGCGAGTGCCGCCCGGCTTCACGCCCGCGAGTTTCCCCGAGCGGAGCCAGCGCAGCACGGTGACTTGGCCGATCTGTAGCCTATCGGCCACCTGTTTGACTGTGTAGCTGGATCTGGATGGCTCATCCACGATCAGGACCGGCAGTTCGCGCAGGCTGAACGCGCGAATCCTGCTCACGTCGTGGGACGTCAAGGCGAACCACTCGCCGATCCGACGCCGCGCACGATAGCGGCGGTGAAGGATTCGCTCGACCTCTTTGGCGCGGTCGGTCTCGATGGCATGCAGCAGTGCCAGGGGGAGGGCCGACCCCGTTTGGAGTGCCCGGAGTCGCCCCTCGATATCGCCCGCATGTCCAATCTTGACCAGTCCGGTCCCCGCCTGGATGAGATAGACGCCCGCCGTCATGCGCCGCCCTCCAGTCGCTCGACCTCGACCGCGGGGATGCGCCACTCGCCGCTCGGCAGTTTCGAGCCGCGGAGCTTGCCGGCTGCGAGCCAGCGCTGGACCGTGATCACCTTGACCCGCAGGCGTTCGGCGACCTCCTTCGCCGTGAGGAGCGTGCCGTCCGACATGATGGCCTCCAGTATGCTTTAGTATTGCAGAGTATAGCACAGTATGCTATGATAGAGGTACCAAACGAATGGCGGGCGCGGTGTTCGTATCACCGCACCCGCCCGACCATCCTGGAGGCCATCCAAGTGATCGACACCAGTGTACTCCTCGACGCGGCGCTGGAGCACCACCGGGCGCACGCCGCCGTCTGCCGGAATGCCTACCACGGGGCCCCGTCCCCGCGGCCCCGAGCGCAGGGGCTGGCCTGCTCGACCTGCGCGGCGCTGCTCGACGCACTGATCCGCGCGCTGAAGCTCGCGCTCGGCGAGGTGCTCTGATGACAGATTCTCTGAGCTCCACCTTCACGGGCCGCGTCGCCGCGGTCAATCCGAAGGGTCTCAAGTTGGAAGGGCACGACACCTGGGTCAACTTCTCGAAGTTCGCCGTCGGGATCGTCGCTCCCGAGCGCGGCGACACCGTCTCGGTCACGGTGGACAAGGCCGGGTTCGTCCGGTCCGTCACCCTGCTCGACGGGCCGCTGCCCGTGGCCGGCGGAAGCGATGCGCCGCGTTCGATGCCATCGGACAAGGACCGCACCATCACCCGCCTGGCCGTGCTCAAGGCCGCGGCCGAGTTCGCGGCAGCTCGGCCGCAGGTGAAGTCCGGCGAGGTCTTGCTGATCGCCGAGTCGTGGGAGCGGTGGGTTCTGCGGAGTGACGATCCGACCGATGATCTCGCGGAGGCGTTCTGATGTCCGAGCGCACGCGTGGTCGCATCGTCGTGCTCTCGATGCCCATCTGCGGCATCCTGTTCGCGCTGGGGGCGTCCGGCGACAGCCCGCCGGCCACGTGGTGGCTGTCTGCGCTCACGACGTGGCCGGGGCTGATGGCCGTGCTCCTGGTCGGCTGGGTCGAGGTCACCCGATTCGTCATCGGGGGCGTCCTCGGCGCGGCAGCCGTCGGGATGCTCCTGCTCGCCGTCGATGCCCTGCGGCCCCGTCCGTGACGCCGAGGCGTTCTGACCTGGTCCTTAGCCGGCGAGCCAGCCTCGCCGGCCTGGGAGCGGGCCCGATCGTCCCCGCCACGGCGCAACTCTCGTCTGCCCCGTCGTGCTCATACTGTATCGACTCTGAGGAGTATCCCTTGCGCGCTCTCAAGCTCAGCATCGTCGCCGCGGCGCTCGGCCTCGCCGTGTTTGCTCCCGCCAGCTCGGCCCTCGCCTACGGCTCGTGCTATGTCGACGGCTACACCCGCTCCGACGGGACCTACGTCTCGGGCCACTACCGCTCGTGCCCCGACAGCTCGACCTCCAACAACTGGTCGACCCGCGGCAACACGAACCCCTGGACCGGCGAGGACGGCACGCGCTCGCCGTCCTACGGCTCGGGGTACGGCTCGGGCTACCGGTCCTACTGGCCGTAGTCCCAGACCCGCCCGGCAGGTGATCCTGCCGGGCGGTGCCGAACATAGCTGGTCTTACATCGGCCACTCACTGGAGGTGCCCCGTATGGGAGAGGACGACGAGCACATTTGTACCGAGTGCGGTACGCAGCTTCAGAAACACAGTCTCGCCGTCCGAGAGGATGGTGTCGTGATTGCCCAAGGTCTCTTTGACGGCATGTGGTTTACGTGCGGCGACCTTCGGTTTGAAGCCGACGCCGAAGTTGACAAGTACACCATTGATCGCCTCAAGCGAGAGTACGGCGAGGATGACTGAGCGCCCGTCATATCCACGTTTAGGTCGGCCGTACTCTGGAGGAGTGATGCACGCCAGCCCCGACGAGATCAAGTCCGCATGGCGCTGCGACTGCGGCGCTGAAGAACACACCCCGGGGCCACTCCCGAAGGGCTGGGAGATGATCCAGACGGGGCCGGACGGCTGCGAATATCGCTACGTCTGCGAGCGGTGCGTGGCGCGGCTCTGACCAGGAGAGCGGCCGTCATAAGGCCGCATACCTACGGACGGAGGGATCGTTGAGCAGCCGTATCTTGCCGCTCTGCCGATCACACTCTCACCCGAACGGGCGAGGCTTCCCGTGTGAGCGACATCCCCAATGGGAGGCCGTAGCCTGCTGGCGAATCGCAGGCATCTTCCATCGCCCGATGTGCCCCGAGTGCAAGCGAGCCGCCGAAGAAGAAGAAACACCGGCGCCACCCGCCTGTTGACCTGTCACGGCCGGACGCGCTGTCTGATCGCATGGGCTGACGTGACCGGCGTGCAGTTCTTTCCCATCCACGCTCGTCTGCGGCGAGGCTGGACCGTCGAACGAGCACTGCACGAGCCACTACGCGGCGCGACTACCCGGTGGGAGCACACCTGAAGCCTCGCCCCACGGTCAGCAGCCATGTATACCGCACCCCATTGGCGCCGTAGCATTCCTCGATGTCGGCCGGCGTCTGCCCGAGCGGCAGCCACGTCGACCGCGACTGGGCCGGCAGGGTCCCGTCCACTGCCATCATGTCCAGCAGTCCCGTGCCCACCAGGCCCGCCCAGCCGGCGTACGGATCATCGACGGGCAGATCGCCCGGCTTGCCGAGCGCCCACATCTGCTCGGCCGTCCCATTGAAACGGTTCCCGTCCGCGGGCGTGCTGATGCCCGGCACGGTCGCCTTGTCGGTGAACTGCCAGCACGATGTCTGTGTCCAGGGCGCGCAGGGCGGCGGCATCGAGGTCGCACTGTAGTTCGCCAGCCACAGCGGGTACGCGGCAAGCTCCGGGACCAGCCCGAACCCATGCGGATCGGCGAACCAGGCCCCGGTGTAGACCCACGGTTTGAACCCCACCCGCCCCTCGACGTGGCGGCACCACGCAAGCACCCAGTCCCCAAGATTGCCGGCGCCCTGCTCGATGTCGAGCACCAGGATGTCGCCGCGCACCAGCCCGTATGGCAGCACCTTCGACAGGAAGAAGTCGGCTTCGACGACAGGGCCGGGCCCCGGCAGCGGCTGGCCCGAGCTCTCGAACGCGAAGTGGTACGCCATGCGCTGGAGGCCGGCCGCCGCCATCCCCTGCCAGTTACTGGTGAACGTCGGATTCGCGTACCACGCGCCGCCCGATGCTTTCGTCGCCCCAAAGCTGCATCCGGCAGCTCTGACGCTCGCCCAGTCGACGTAGCCCTGGTGGCTCGAGACGTCGGGCCCGTACGCCTGCCCCGTCGGCGCCGGAGCGGCTCCCCCGCCGCCGTTCTCGGCCTCGGGGTGGGTCACGCGGACCGCATTGAACGGTCCCTGCTCCGCGAACTGGGTCCGATCCATCGTCTGATACACACCCTGCCAGCCGCTGGCGGGGTTCGCGAGCAACAGGCGATCCATCAGTGGGTCGTAGCCGCGCAGGCCCGACCAGTGATACCAGGCGCCCCCACCAATCGCCATCGGGTGCTGCTGCGTCGCGGCTTCCTCGGCCAGGGTGTCGAACGAGCAGCCGGTGCTGTTCGAGGCGAGGTAGCCGTACTCGCCGTACTCGGCGTTGACCCAGGAAGCCAGGCCCGCCCCGGATGCATCCGTACAGCCCACGGCCGGGTTGACCACCCCAGCCGCGATCATGGACGACTCCATCCAGGCGTCGTCGGGGGTGCGCCCGTAGGCGTACAGGCACCAGCGGACGGATTCTTCGCTGCAGTCCCAGGCATGATTTTGCGCGATACTGGGCTCCTGCCAATCGTAGACCGGGAGGGTCGCCATACTGGGAGCCGTTGCCAGGATCACGGTACAATCCTCCCAGCAGAAAGCCCCCGCGCTGAGTCACCAGCCGGGGGCGCGACATCAGAGGTGTAGCTCCGATGCCCCCCAAGCGTATCACGTCGATCGAGCGCCCGTGCGCTCGATGCGGCAAGCCGATGGTCGTCTCGCCGGCGGACAGGGCCCTCAACAAGGGGCGCCACTGCTCCCGAGCCTGCCGCTTCGGCACCGTCGAGGACCGCTTCATGGCGTTCGTCGCCGTCCAACCCTCGGGTTGCTGGCTCTGGACGGGGCGCAGTTGGACCCGCCGCAAGGGCCCCGAGTTTGGCGGGTACCCGCTCTTTCAATGGCAGGGCCGCCCGACCCTGGCGCATCGCGTGGCGTGGCAGTTGTTCGTCGGCCCGCTCCCCGAGGGGATGGTCCGCCATCGCTGCCCCGGCGGGGGCAATCGCTGGTGCGTCAACCCCGACCACCTCCTGCCCGGCGACGCCTTCGACAACATGCGGGACATGGTCTCGGACGGCCGCCACTGGTCGCAGCGCGGCCTGATCCTGGTCCTGCCCGACGACCTGCGAGAGCGACTCACGGCGCGCGCGGAGCGGGAGGACCGGACCGTCCACCAGGTGATCGTCGGTCTGCTGGAGGACGGCGCCTGACCAGTCGTGGTTTTGTGGGATGGCGGGCTCCTGCCAGTCATACACTGGCAGGGTCGCCATCGAGGGCGCCGTGGCGAGGATCATCGGTCACCCCGTGCGGATGATGTACTGGGTCACCGCGAACGGCTGCATCACCGCGATGCTCTCGCTGTACGCGGCCCCGTGCGCCGTGCTGTCGGTCGCCGTGGCGCCCGTCGTACTGCTCGTGTCGCCGGTGTTGCCGCCGGTCGACGCTGCCGATGGCCCCTGCGTGACCGCACCGGCGGGCGTGCCGAGCGTGGCGGCACCCGTCAGGGTCGAGGTGTTCGACGGGCTCGGGCCATCGGACGTCTTCGCCGTCCCGCCCAGCCCCGGCAGGTCCAGGCTCACGGGGTGCGTGTGCGTGTCGGGGAGGGCGTTGGCCCCGCCCGCGGTGAAGCGCCCGTTGAGGGTCGAGGCCGAGGCCGCCGCCGCGCCGCTCGCCGCGGGGTGGTCGTGGTCGAGGTCGACCTGGTGGCTGTGCGATGCCATCGTGTGGGCGTGGTCGCTCAGGCCGTGCGTGTGGGCGTTCAGGTCGTGGGTGTGGGTGCCCGGCGCGTGCGTGTGGTTGTTCAGGCCGTGGGTGTGGCCGTTCACGGCGTGGCCGTGCGACCCGGGGTGGCTATGCGCCGGCCCGGCCGTGACCTCGGCCCCGGCGACCTGCCCCCGCGGGTGCGTCCCCGAGGTCCCGACGATCACGCGCCCGACGAGGTTCGGGACCGCGAAGGTCGTCGTACCGTCCCCGCCGTAGGTGCCGCCGAGCACGGCCGCGAGCCGCGGGAACGCCGAGACGGCGCGGACGACGCCGTCGCAGAGCAGCCAGCCGACGGGCGCAGATGCCCCACCATAGGCCACGATCGTGCCGGGCGGGCAGAGCAGATCCAGCGTTGCCGTGGACAGGCCCGGGTTCGGGTAGGTGCCGCTCAGACTGCCTCCCGCGGGCGAGCCTTGCACGATGACGTTGGCCGGGGCCGTCGCGCCATTGTCGGGGCTGATCCGGACGCCTGCGGTGGTCGAGGTCAGCACCACGGCCGCGCTATCGGACGCCAGCCAGCGCCGATTGATGCCCTGACTGCCCCGCCCCGCCTCGGCTTCCACCAGCTCCTGGAGGTGGTCGCTCGTCGGCGCTTCCCCCGCGACCGTGTCCCGGAGGAATCTGTCGGGCGGCACCTAGGCGACCCCCACGCCCGACCATGCGTCCCAAAGCGCGTTGGTCGTGAAGAGGACGTCCTGGTCCGACGCCTCGGGCCCCGTGATGCCCGGCTGCGCGGCCACCCCGAACGCCTGCGCCTGGGACTCCAGGCTCGGATTCAGCATGACACGGTTGGCGTAGGCGATCCGTTCCTCGTGGCCGTGCGTGGTCGGGTCCTCGGCCATCACGTTGGCCGCGGCCTGGAGCCCCGCCGTCTGGCAGCGCGCCCGCCAGACGGGGTCGGCCCCGAGCTCGTACGCTTCCTCGAACGTCATCTGCTTAGCCCCCTCAGCACGATGTCGGCGAGCGCGGCGTACGCGGGGTCGGTCCGGGCCCGCTCGTTGATGGTCCGCAGCCGCTCGGTGTCGTCCGAGGCCGCCTGCGTCCGCGCCGTCTGCTGCTTGCCGTGCGCCGCCGCGTTGGCCGCGTGCTGTGCCTCCTCCTCGGGCGTCATCGGCTCGAGGTGGCCCTCCCCCGTCTCGTCAACCACCCACTTGTCGGTCACGGTGTTCTCCTCAGCCCAGCGTGCCGGGCGTGCCGAACAGCATCAGGCGCGCCCCCGTGTTGAACTGGCCGCTCCCCGGGTACACCTTGAGCCCCTTGATGGGGTTGGCGTTGGTCCGGTGCAGCCCGACGGTCGCTTGCATCGTGTAGCTGGCGGCTCCCGGCGCCGACATGAACAGGCACCGACCGTAGACGTGCTTGGTCAGGCCGCTCGTGTACAGCGGGAGCTCCGCGATCAGGCTCGAGTGGTAGCTCTGGTAGTGCGAGCCGATGGCGAGGCCGGTGTCGGCGATGATGGCCCCGCCGGCCGCCGCACTGACCGAGCCGACCTGGTTCTGGTAGAGCCAGTCGTACGGGCCGCCATCGGGTGTCACGCCCCCGGCGTCGAAGCAGAGCTCGACGTAGATGTTGATCGTTGCCAGCGTGGTGTTGGCGCTCTCGAGGACGAGCCGCAGGTCGCTGTACGCCTGGCTGATCAGGCCGGTCTGGATGAAGCCCACCGGGGCCCCGACCGTGGTGTCGAGCAGCTTCCGCATGCCGGCCCCGGCCGCGAGGTGGGTCGCCTCCAGCTGACGGAGCGCCACGGTCGTCCCCGCCGCGTCCGTGGCGTACGCCTTCCAGGCGTCGGCCGCCCCGCTCCCCGCGGGGGGCGGCGCGCCGCCGCTCAGCTTGGACGACGCGATCGAGCTGTCGAGCAGGCGGTCCCCGTTGATCGTGTTCAGACCCATGTCGTTCGTGACGATCTTGCCCGCGAGATTGCCCGCGCCGTTCGAGCGCAGCACGTTGTTCGCCCCGAGGTCGGCCAGCTTCGTGATGAGGATGCCGGCCGCGGCGTTCACGTCGCCGTTCATGATCGTCAGGTCGGTGATCTTGGCGGAGGTCACGCTGCCATCGAGCAGCTTGGCGCCGTCGATGTTGGCGCCGGGGGCGATGTCGGCGTTGACCACCTGCCCGGCCTGGTTCGTCGTGCCGTTCGACTTCAGCACGTTGCCGGCGCCGACGTGGTTCAGCTTGTTCAGCAAAATTGCCGCGTTGGCATTGATGTCGGCATTCACGATCTCGTTGTCGAGGATCTTGGCCGACGTGACCGCGCCGTCGGCGATGTCCGCGGCAACGATCGTGCCGTTCTGGATCTGGGCCGACGTGATCGACTCGTTCTGGATGTTGCCGCCGCTGATCGAGCCCGCGATGCCGCCGTCATTGACCGTGAAGACGGCCGCGTTGGTCCCCGAGTGGCGCACCTCGAACGAGCCGCCCCCGTTCAGCCTGAAGTAGACCGAGTCGGGGTCGATCCCGCGAAGCACCCGGTAGTAGGCGTTCAACTGCTCGGCCAGGGAGCGGACGTACTTCGGAACCAGCGTCAGCGCCATGAGCTACGTCCTCCCCGTCATGCCCAGGTCCTATCCCTGTCCCAGCGATCGGTCGACGGCGGACCGTCCCAAGAAAACGGCTTGTCCAGGATGGAGACCGTCACCTCGGCGGTGATCGCCCAGGCCCCCTCGGCGCCCCTGGCCCCGGCTCGGGCCGGCCCACCGAGCGGCCGGCGGACCCCCGGCTGCACCTGGAGCACCCGCACCCGCGAGGTCCCGGGCGACGAGACGTCGTCCATCGTGCAGACCTGCCCCATGAGCGCGCGCAGGTCGGCCAGGCGCCGCTCGGGGTCGGCCGTCTCGCGACCCCTGGCCCCCTTCAAGGCGTTGTCCCAGGCCAGGATGACGCGGTACCGTCGGGCCTCTCGCAGCTCGACGCCGAGGGCTGCTCTGAGCTCGAGCGAGCGCAGGATCGGCGACCCGACCGCGTCGACCCGCACCGAGATGTAGCGGCCCTCGGTCGTCTCGAACGGCGCCAGCGTGTCGTACGGCGACTCCTCGACGGTGCCCTGGTCGGCCCAGTCGCCGCCGTCGGCCCGCGCGTACGCCCGCAGCGTGCTCGAGGCGGGGTCCAGCCGCTCGGTCAGCATGTCCAGCTGGAGCAGCGTCTTGACCGCCGACGGCCGGTCCCAGGGGTCGGCCGGCAGGTACAGCGAGGCCGCGTCGGCCGGCACGAAGCCGCCGCCCCAGAGCAGCTCCTGGAGCGGCGTGCCGGTCTTGGTCAGCGACTGCCAGTACGCCTTGACGACCGGCGGCGAGCCCGAGTCGCCCGTCGTCGCGAGCATCCGCGGCCAGCCGGAGGCCCAGGCCATCGTGTACACCCGCATGTGCTGGAGCGTGCTCGGGATCACCGCCTCGGCGCCGTGCCAGACGTGGCTGGCCTGCCCGTAGGCGTCCTGGTCGCGGCGGCCGGCAACGACGTAGCTCTCGGAGGCGCCCGACTCGGACCACATCCCGACGAGTCCCCAGCCCGCGTGCAGCGTGCCCGTGTTGACCCGGCCGCGGACCGCACCCTCGTACGGCAGTCCCCAGCCGGGATGGGCCCAGTCGGGCTGGTACTGGGTCTCGCCCGAGGTCGCGACGAAGCAGAGCCCCTGCGAGTGGCTGTAGTACAGGCCGGTCCCGAGGTGCATCCCCCAGCCACCATTGAAGTAGTCGACGGCCTCCGAGATCCAGGGCGCGACATTGAACGTCCTGGCCCCCAATTCGTCCATGTCGTACACGCCGTCCGCCTTCAAGAAATAGGCGTGCCTGGGGGCGGCCACGATCCGGTGGATCCCGTAGCGGCCGTCGCCGCCGACCCTGACGGGCGCCGACCAGTTGGTGTCGACCATCGGGTCCGCCGTGATCGGGCACCAGCGGACGGCGTTGAAGCCGTACTCGTTCGAGACGCCGACCAGCACGTCGGTCGGCACCCCCAGCGGGCGCCAGTTGACGACCGCGAGCTGCGAGCGCAGGACCGTCCGCGAGACCGCCGACCAGGCGCCCGTCGCGAGGTCGAGGTTGACCATGCCGGAGCCGCCCGCGAGATACAGCTTGTTGTTGAAGACCACCATCCCGCCGACCGAGAAGGGCGCGGCCACCGTCTGCGCCACCGTGGCCGACTGCCCGTCGGCCGAGAGCTGGAGGATGTGCGGGCCGGGGCCCGCGAGGTAGACC